TCACGCAGGCACCTCAAGCTGCACGCGGCGCATGAAGGCATGCAGCCGTGCGGTTTGGGGGGGGGCGAGCCGCAGATCCTGATCGCCGACGCTGATGAACAGATTGTTCTGGTCGTCGATGTCGATGCTGAACACTTCGTCCCCCGCAACAGATGCCAGATGTGCGACTTTTGTTTCACTTTCGACATGATGCGCAGTCGCTTCGGCAGCGCAGCGCAGGGCCGTCTCTTTTCCTGTGACTACCGTGTCGCCGGTCTGCTGTGCGGCCGGTGTAACAACCAAGGTGTTCCACCGGCTGTCGAGGTGGTATTGACGGTTTCCGCGCTTGCCTTCACCGCGAACCTTTTTGCCGATGAGGCGCATGTTCGCCAGCGTTTTGCGGATGTGCTTTTCCGTTTCTTCCGGGTCATCTTTCAGCACGCGCTTGACCAGTTCGTCTTCGCTGATGCCGGGCGATGCGAGGATCAGGTTGTAGAGGGTTTGATTCAGCGCGCTGGGTTGCGCCCCTTTGCCTACGCCAGTGGATTTGGTCATGGTTTGTTCCTGTTCTGTTGAAGCGGCCGGCCGCACCTCTTCCCTGCGGACCGAAGCCTTTTCGTCCAGGGCGCGCTGCCAGTTGCGGTTGTTGATCTGATGGAACGAGAGCGGGTTGCCCACTGCGCCCGTCGGCCAGTACACGGTCTGTTTGCTTCCGCCCTTGGTGATGGCGCAGCTGTTGATGGTGGCCGGTAGGCTGTGCTGCATCTGGTCCAGCACCAGGCTGAGCGTTTCAGGCAGCAGGCCTGTCTTTTCCACAAGGGTGTCGAAGGGCATGGGCTTCTGCGAATCGCATCCGGCCAGCATGGCGAGGATCTTCTGGTGGGTAAGGTCAGTGAGCATGGCCAGCCTTCCTTGCGTTGTAGAGGAAGGCGATGCCGGACATCATGTCGGCCTCAAGCACGGCCACGTCGCCCTTCTCAATCTCGCCAGCCGTGTGCAGGCCGATCAGGTAGCCCTGCAGGCGTCCGACCGCTGCGTGGGCTTCTGCCTCGCTGCCGGTTGCCACAGCCTGGCTGATGCCGTTGCGCAGGCTCAGCATCATGTCGTACTGCTCGTATTGGACAAGGCGGCTCATGCCATCCTCCCAACCTGATGCGGATTCGGCGCAGGCACCACCCACTTGATCTGGCACCCGTGACGGTACACCCATCCGTAGCGACGTTCGCCGTGCTGGCTGCGCTCGTATGCCAGCACGATGCCTTCGAAGAGGTCGCACATGGCGTTGTGCTTGACGATGATGCACGGCTGCTCTGTGTCGCCTTCCACGCGCTGCACCTTGATGCCGTTCACCTTGAGCCAGCGCACGCAGTAGTCGGCCACCTGCGCGAGTTGGAGGCGTTCCACGGCGTTCACGGCGTCACCTGCGCGATGATGGTGCTGGTGTGTTCGTTGCACGTCACGAACACGCCGCCGACATTGACCAGCCCGCCGTTCATGCACTGCACCAGCTTTTCGTTGGCGAGTGACAGGTCCATGTAGTGTGCGACGTAGGTGCTGGCTTGGTCTGCTGCGCCCGCCAGCACCAGGACAACCACGGCAGCGATCAGCGCCCAGTGCAGCGGGGCGCTGCGCTGTTCGAGGTCGGCCATGAAGGCGTTTTCCTGCGCTGCTTGTTGCTGTGCGCGTATGCGGGGGGCGTGGTCGATCATGATTTACCTCCCTGCATTTCAGCAACGCGCGGCGCGATCCAGACTAGGAAACGCTGGAGAGCGTCTCCAGCGTCCTCATCCGATGCTGCCTCCGGAATGCCTGGGACGAGCAACGTCACTCCGTCATAGGCGTGCCGGGCAACATTGCGGATCAGTTCGCGCAGTGGCTTCGCTGGTCCGACCGCGACTTGAATCGCACCCTCCGGAACTTTTCGGCCAAACCGAATCTGGCCGCTTCTGTAGCAATAGGCGATCATGGCGTTCTCCTCAGAGTTCCTTGATGACGTCGGCGGTGATCTTGTCCGCGCCGATCTCGGCGGCAAGGTTCAGGGCGCTGGTCACCAGGTTGTTCACGGTCAGCGGGTAAACCATCGAGACGGCCTTGCCTGCGCCCTTGTTGCGGGTCAGGCGGGCGCGCATGGCGTCGTAGGCGTCTTTGGCGATCAGTTCGTCCACGTTCTTGCCGATGCGCTTGAACTTGAGTGCCAGGTACTCTTCCAGGTTGCGATCCAGCGGGGCCAATTCGGCCACTTCGCAGCGGCGGATCACTTCGCGCGCCTCGTAGTGCACGCGCTCGTCCAGCTTCATCTTCAGCTCGGGCTGGCCGACCATGACGATGCTGAGCAGTTTCTTGAAGCCGTCTTCCAGTTCCCAGAAGCGCTTGAGGTACTTGAGGGTCTGGATGCTGAGGTCGTGGGCCTCTTCGAGAAGCAGGCAGTGCACGTTACCGGCGCGGCTGGAATCCTTGAGCAGGCTTTCGACCTTGCGGGCCTTGGCTTCGAGACTGCGCGGGATCTTCTCGCCTTCGCGCAGGTCGCCGATGATGGCCTCGCAGATGCCGCCTGCAGTCATGGTGCCCTTGTCGATCAGGCGCGGCTGGATCAGCACGATCAGCTGGCTGTCGCGCTGCACGCGGTCGATCAGATCGCGGCGCAGTACTGTCTTGCCCGCGCCGGATTCGCCCACCACGGCCAGCATGCCGCCGTGCTTGGCCGTGCTGTACATGGCTTCGCGGATGTAGCGCTGGTCTGCGCTGAGGAACACGTCGGCGGCGGACTGCACGTCGTCGATGAATGGGTCGCGGAGGATTGCAAATTGTTTCTTGGCGTTTGGACTGAGCATTTCGATCTCCAATGGTTCGATTTCAGGTTTCAGGTGGCCGGACTGCTGGCCGAGGTGTACGTTGACGGGGTGGGCGCAGCGGGCGGAATCGGCATCATCCACTTCCCACACCAAGGCGATATCCACCTCGTCCACGTCATGGCGGCGCAGCAGTTCTTCGGTCTGGCGCTTGATGCTTTCGGCAGAGGTGAGCTTGGGCCAGACGCCCCAGTTCATGATCTGCGTGGCTGCGGAGAGCGACAGCGGCTTGCCGTCGACACCGCGCCCCTCTTGCTTGATGGAGGCGGCCCATTCGGACTGGCGGATACCAAGGCGTGCCAGGACGCCTTTGAGTTTGAGCGGCATGTATTGGGCCTCCTGCGGTTTAAGAATGGTCGCGGTGCGCATGGCGTACCTCCGACTCACTGTGGTTTGCGTTTCCGGTTTTCATTGCTACAATCCCTCCGTCGTCGTTACAAAGCCGCTTTCGCGGCACCCTTATGGCCGGGCTGCAACCCGGCCATAAATCTTTTCAGCCAACCAACCGCAGCACCGGCGCCGCGAACTTCCCATCCAGGTGATCCGCCGCTTCCTGCAGCTTCTCTTCCATGATTCCGTCCGGGTACCACTCGACCAGGTGCGCCCGATCCTCAGCCGTAACCGGCCTTCCCAGCATGCTGCGCAGGCGCATTGAGGCTTGGGTGTGGGTGAGTGGCTTGATCTCGACGTGGATGGGGCTGGGCACGTTCAGGCGTTCGCCAGGGCGATCCATGAACGATGGCGCTGCTACGTCCTTCAGATGCGAGTGAGCATCCAAGCCGCCAAACGGGACGGCGTTCTTGTTCTTGGCCTTTTCGATTTCTTCGATTGATAGCCCTGCATAGGCGGCCTGATCGGCGGCCTTGCCCGCCGTCTCGATGACGGTATCGGGGCGAGATTTGTATTCTTCACCGTAAACGGCGCCGTCGGCGCGGAAGCCACCAGCATCAGCAGCAACGGGAGAAACGATGTGGGTGGTTTCTTCATTCTTGTAGTCCGTAACGGTTACCAGCACTTGGTTTTCGCCGTACACCAGGGGCGATACCTTAACCATCGCGCCGAAGAATACGCCGGGGATATGGCCCACGTCGTAATGCAGGCGCTGCTTGGGGCCGGGGTGTTTGAAGCTGATGGTCAGTTCCTGGTCTACCTTGCGCTCGATGTTGTCGGCAGAGAGCAGCAGGCGGCACAGGTCTACCTGCGGCAGGATGCGCAGCTGCTCGCGGCGGATCATCTGCCACAGGGCATAGCGCGCCGTTGGCTCAGCCATGTATTTGCGATGCAGGCGCGCGTCGTAGTTGGGGATGGCGTCGGCGTTGTAGGCGTTGTACCAGCCCTCGGCGGCGGCGTTGAGCTGGTCCACGTTCTCGACCGGCTCGTACATCAGGCGGCTTTCAAACAGGCATTCGACACGGTTGTTGCCGTTCTCAACGGAGCCCTTGGCGCGGGGGTTCTTGGCCTTGTGTTCGATGGCCTCGACCTGCAGGGCGCGCAGCGCGTTCTTGATCGCACCGGCTGTGTTGGCGCTGCCCTTGTCCCAGTACAGCATTTGCGGGACTCCGTGCATAACGCGGCCTTCCTGCTTGTTCCAGCAATACAGCAGGAAGTCGAACAGGTTGGCCTGCGTCTCACCCTTGGCCTGGTAGTAGCGCACGAGGGTGGTGTTGCTGAAATGGTCGGTGAGGACGTAGCGCCACACCTTGAGTTTGAGCTTGGCAACGTTCTCCAGCTTGTTCTTGTAGAACTCGTCTTCCTGGATGATGCGTTGCTTGCCGTCCGGCATGTAGTAGATCAGGCACAGCGACGGGTCTACCTGGTGCACATGGTTGGGATGCAGCGAACGCATGGACTGTGCGGCGCGGTCCAGGCGCTGCGATGCCATGTTCATCTGGTTGGCCTTGAGCAGCGCGTTGACGCGGCTGTTGGAGACGGTGATCTCGCGGCCGTTCTGCGATAACAGGGAGACGGCGGTTGGCGTGTGCATGGTAGCCTTGCCGTTCTTGCGCTGGCCGATGCGCAGCGTGGCGCACACGTCGGTCAGCACGGCCATGTCCTGCGAGGTTGTGCCGCAATCCGAGCGCGTCTTGCGGCCGCTGGACCAACCCACCTCTTTCAGGCGGTTGTAGACCCGGCCTCTTCCCCATTGGTACATCTCGGCGAAGGCATCGATCATGGCCGAACGCTCGCCATGCGGCGCTGCGTCCAGAAGGCACGCGAGTTCGCGCAGGGCGTCCTGTACCTTGAGGGTTGCTGGCTCGTTCATCGCCATGATCGCCCCTTACTTGCTAGCCTTGGGTTGAAAGGCTTCAACGTCCAGCATCGGGCGGGCTTTTTCCTTGTAGCCGATGAACACCTCTTCACAGGCCGCCATCACCTCGGCCAGCCTGCCCGCGATCTGGCTCACGCCGTCGTAGTACACGACCGCCATTGCCTCAATGGCGGCATCGCGATCTTCTTCGCCGAACTCTTCGGTCAGGATCGCATCGCGCATGGCATCGAGCTTGTCGAGCGCTTCGAGCGCTCCAGCCGCATGACGTGTGGTTTCGATGGCGATCTCGGTTGCGCGCGGATGCCAATCACCGGCACGGTTTTGCAGCTTGTGCAGCTGCTTCTCGACGCTGTTGAGCTTCTCGTCTTTCTTCCTGATGATCGTGCCTTGGGCCTCGTAGTCGGCCTGCAGCTCGGCTTTGGCCTTGGTCAGCTCTTCCTTTTCCTTGGCATGCTTGGCGATGATCTCTTCGGCCAACTCGATGAACGAATCCTTGTCACCCAGCTTGGCGACCTCGATCAGCGCGGCCTGTTGGTCTTCTGGCAGTTTGCGCAGTTGGCGCAGTTCACGGTATCCGGCACCGATGCGGGTGAGGCTTTCCATCGCATCCTCGCCGAAGACGCGGAGGTTCATCAGGTCTTCATCGATCTTGTTGGCGGAAGTCCCGAGCAACTCGCAATATTCGGCCCAAGTCCCGACGAGTCGGGTATTTTCGCCGTTAGCCAAAACGATGGTTTTGCCCGCCAAAGCCTTATAAAGCTTGCTTTCCTTGATTTCGCGGAGCTTTGACAAACCCACGACCGTCGTGAATTTTGATATTGAAATGCTCATTTGAATCTGACCAAGCATCTGGTTGGCCAGATCGCGATCTTCGCTGTACTGATCCTTCATTACCGCCAATTGATTGGCGGCCAGAAAAGCCGCATCGATTGCAGGCGTCTGTTCTTTGGTGACTACGTGCGACTCAGCTGTTGTGGTTGTAGCTTTGCGTGCCATGTTGTTGCTCCCTTATGCTGATGTTGAAAGGCGATTGCGAATTTCCCCGATGCGGCGCTCTTCGGCGTCCAGGCTTTGCATCACTTGCAGCGCCTTGCGCGCGGCCTGCACGGAGACGCGGATGCGGTTTGTGGTTGGTATCTGCTCGGCGTATCCAGCCTCCTGCAGCGTCTTGACGTAGACGGTGATGCTGCTGGCGCTGAGTCCGGTGGCCTTTGCCAATTCGCCCGGCGTGTAGCCATTGGCGAAGTTGCGCCACAGCACGTCCAGCACGGTGAAAAGCTTGGTCGCGGATTGGTTTGGTTTCGTTGCCATGCCTATTCCTCAGTGAATTGAAACTCGGGTTGCAGATGCTTCTCGACGTTGCCTTTGTGCCAGGCCAAGCCCTCCATGCCCTGCTGGATCGCGGCCAGCGCGTCATCCGCCTGCGCCTTGCCGCTGTGGAACTGGAGCAGCTGCCCGACCGCTGTATTGAGCAGCTCCTGCAGGGCTTGAATGTCGGATGGGGTGGCGGCGCGGCCGGTAGGAACTTCGATCAACAAGCGTCCTGCGCTTGCTGCCAGCCAGCGGGTGACGTAATCGATTCCGCAGACGATCTCGTATGGCCGGATCATGTTGGCCGGGATGCTGCCCTTCTGGATCCACTTGTAGAGGGTCCAGTGATCGGTCACCCCCATGCGGTCTGCAATGAGTTCGACCGACAGGTTTAGGCGTTCGCGGGCGTGGTCTTTGCACAGCTCCAATGCCTGGCGCAGGCTGGTGGGCTGGATGCGCTTCCAATTGCGTCGTGTCATTGGAATGACCTCACTTCACGTGCTTGAACAGCCGTCCAAACAAATAGGCGCTTGGAATGAGTGAAAGCAGTTTTTATTGCGTAAAATGCCGCTATACACAAAGCGATTCGCATGGCGGCTCCTAGGCGGCGAGTTTTTCGGGGTCTTGTTTCAGACCGAGCTTGACGGCGATCTCATGCGCCTTGCCGTAGTTGCCCTTGGCTTGGCCGTTGAGTACCCGATACACCTCGTTCCTGGTGTAGCCGTTCTTTTTGGCCCAGTCGGTAAAGGTGGTGCCTTGCTGTCTGAATCGTTTTTTGACCTGATCGGAAGACATGTTCGTGTCCTTTCGTGATGCAATTATGTTCACAATTTGTGAGCATCTTAATACACGGAACGTGAATGTCAAGCACGGAAAACACAAATCGTGAACTATTTGACGCCGTCATGGATCGGCTGCGGGTTCTGCTAGCCGTTAAAACGGATGCCGAACTGGCCGATGCACTGGGCATGAAGCCCAATACATTCGCCAATCGCAAGAAGAGCGGGTCGATTCCATACGACGAGGTGGTTGCCGTCTCGAACGGACGCGGCATATCCCTCGATGCTGTATTTTCACCAGAATATTCACAAACCGTGACTACCGGATCTCCCAGAAGATTGCGTCAACTGGAAAACGTGTACATGGCTGGCGGATCATCAGAGGCGACAGGTTCGGCGATTGAGGTGAATATCCTGGCGGCTTGTCACGCTGCTTGCAGGCAGGTGCACGGGGCCGAGTTTGAGGCGCAACCAGCCGCAGTCCAGATTGGATACGCCGCCGATCTGTATAACCTGTCGGTGAAGATGAGTGCGCAGAGCGGTGGGCTTGAGCATATGAAGCGCCTCGATAAGGACGGCATGCAGAAGTTGCTGGAAGTGTTTATGCGACTTGGGTGGGCGAAGAGGTTTCCGCCACCGCCACCATATGCATCTAGTTTTTTCTGAGGGAGGTTGTTATGCCAGGTCTCGTTGTTGTCGATGTCGATCCAACTGGGAAAGCCGCAAAGCTGGGTATTCGCGTGCATGATGTGCTGTACAAATACAACGGCCTCGAACTCGAAACGATCAGGGATTTAGTTTCACCCGCTAATGTTGGCGCTGAAAACGACCTGGTGGTGATCCGCAACAGGCAAGTCATTAACCATCGCGTGGCAGCTGGGTCGTTGGGTATTTCGCTTGTTACATACCCAATACAGGACACAGTGATCGAGGGTGTCGGTGAGGTTTTGAGCGGGTTTCTAAAAGAATCAGAGATCCTTTCCGAGCAGGAAAGGGAAGCCCAAAAGCAGGCCAAGCTGGAAGAGTGGATGCGTCGCGTATCCAGCATCAAAACCACCACCGCGCCGCAACTGGAAGGGTATCGCATCGTTGACCACCGCGAGATCATCACCGCCGAATACGTCGGCGGCGTGAATGTGATCCGGGAGTTTTTTGCCAGCATTACGGATGCGATCGGCGGTCGCAGCGGATCGTTGCAAGACGAACTGCGCGAAGCGCGTGAATCTTGCCTGGTCAACCTGAAGGCAGAAGCCGACCGCCTCGGCGCCAATGCTGTGATCGGCGTGGATCTGGACTACAGCGAGATATCCGGGGGCGGGAAGAGTATGCTATTCCTCGTGGCTAGCGGCACAGCCGTGGTGGTTGAGAAGATTTGACATGGAGAAATACATGAAAAGAGCGCTTATCCCATTTGCTTTGTTGACAATATTGCTTGCCGGATGTGCAGTTGTCCCGCCTGAATTTAAACATGACGAACAAGGGAAATTCATCTCGAAACCCACCGAAGGAAAGGCCACTTTGGTAATTATTCGCGAGGTGATGCTACTCGGGGCGGTAGGTGCATGGCCACTTTCTATTGATGGACGAGAGATTTCGAGACTTGCACCAGGTAGCTATGTGGTGAAGGATGTTGTTCCTGGAGAACATTGGATTTCTGGTCCTTATGCAACCCCTAGGCTCGTGAAATGCGAAGCTGGAAAGTCCTATTTCTACAATTACGACATTTCAACCGTAGCAGATTTCAATGAATTGCCAGAGGATTCCGCGCGAAGCATGACTGAAAAATACGTGCGAGTGAGAACGCTCTACTAAAAATAAATAATCGCACACCCTCTACTGAACCAGCCCCGCCCAGTGCGGGGTTTTTCTTTTTTGCGGAAACGTTTCCGGCTTAACCCTCTCCCCGCGCGCGCGTAACCTCGCGTGCCATGAACACACCTCAACACACCTGCGGCACTTGTGCCAACTGGACGCGCCATACCGATCCGCGCATGGATTACTACGGCTCATGCGCAAAGCGTCCGGTGGGGCATTACACCGTTGAGCGATCCCTTTGCCTGATTGAGCCTTCGCGCTGGAGCAAGGCATGAAACTCCGCCTGACTGATCACTTTTCCCTGGACGAAATGCTGCGCTCGGACACCGCGCTGCGTTTGGGCATCAACAACAGCAACCCGCCTTTCGAGGTGGTGCGCAATCTTGGATTGCTTGCCGACACGATGGAGCGTGTGCGCGCGCAGTTGGGCGTTCCGATCTACATCAGCAGCGGCTATCGCTGCCCGGCGCTCAATGCGGCCATCGGCGGGGCGAAGACCAGTGCGCACATGCATGGCTTGGCTGTCGACTTCATCGCCCCTGACTTCGGTAGCCCGCTGGAAGTGGCACAAAAGATCGCCGGGTCGCTGATCGATTACGACCAGCTCATCCACGAAGGGGCGTGGGTGCATCTCGCTATTTCCCGCCACAACAATCGCTGCGAAGAGTTGACCGCCCATTTTGACAAGGGCCGCGTCAGCTATACCGCCGGGCTTTCCCTCTCACGCAACACCGTCGCATAGGAAATCACATGGACACTCAAGTGGCGCGCGTCGTCGAACTCAAGCCCTGGTACAAGTCCCGCACCCTGTGGGTGAACCTGCTCTCGGCCATCGGCATCGTGCTGGAAGTGAAGTACGAGGCCATCAAGCCGCTGGTATCGCCTGAAATCTACCAGTGGTTGGCGATCCTGATTCCGGTCGCCAACACTGCGCTGCGTGTCGTCACCACAGCCCCGCTGATGTTTGGTCTGGGGAGGATGGAATGAGCCCGTTCAACTACTGGCTGGCCGTGGTTGTGTCATCTATCGCGCTGTTCGGTATCGGTTACGCCTATGGCGACAAGCATGCGTCGTCCGCCTGCGCCATCGACCAAACCCAAGCGCAGCAGGCCGCGCAAGCCAAGGTGGACGAAACCAATACAGGCCGTGAACAAGTAGCCCAGTCGCGCGAAACCTCGCGCGAGCAGATCCGTGTGGTGTACCGAACGATCAAGGAGAAAGCCAATGAAAACCCTGTTACCGCTGATTGCAGCCTTGATGCTAACAGCCTGCGCCTCTGGAACGCAGCCAACGCTAATACAGCCGCGCCCCTGCTCGGCAAACTTGACTACCGATTGTCCAGCACCGCCACCGGCGAAGTCGGGAAGGTTGGCGGACTTGCGCGACAACCACATCGAGTCGATGGAGCTTTACAGCCAATGCCGCGACCAGCTCCGTAAGCTGGCCGAATGCGATTCTCACCGTTAAAAGGACGACGACATGAACAAAGTTAAACGCCTCATCACCGGACTGTTGCTGCTGGCTTTCACCGCTGTGGTGCAAGCCGGTGCACTTTCCGACTACCTCGAAAACAAGCTCGTCGACGCACTGCTGCGCGGCCAGGCGTACACCATGCCCGTCACGGTGTACGTCGCGCTGGCGACCAGCACCGGGTCGGATGCGGCCTGCGGCACCGAGGTCACGGGCGGCAGCTATGCCAGGGTGGCGGTCACCTCCAGCCTGGCTAACTGGGCGGGTACGCAATCGGCTGGCAGCACCGCCGCATCAAGCGGTACGGGCGGCACCACCAGTAACAACGCCGCGATCACCTTCCCGGCACCCACGGCGAGCTGGGGATTGGTTACCGAGTACTGCGTGTTCGATGCGTCCACCTCGGGCAACCTGCTATGGCGCACCGCCTTGACCACGCCCAAGACGATCAACAACGGCGATGCCGCCCCCAGCTTTGCGGCGGGCGCAGCCACCTTGCAGCTCGACAACTAAGCCATGTTCGCAATCGGCCAGCCAGTGCGCGTTGTCGGGGTGTTCGCCGAGTCTTTTCCCGGCGTCTACACCATCGCAGACATCGTGAATAACCCGGACGGAACGACCGTCTTCATCCTCGATCAGGATGCGGGCGGCTTCGATGCTTCCTATCTGGAGGCCGTATGACCATCGATACGCGCGATGCGCTGGTGAGTAAGCTTGGAAACCAGCACGAAAAACTGGTCTGGGACAAGGCTTCCATCGCCACGCAGGTGGCCGGTACTTACTGCTCGCTCTGGAGAGCAACGGGAATTCCGACACAGGCGGCTATCCCGGCAGCTTCTGCGGTCTGCACCAGCGCCTTGGCAGGCGCGCATCCGTTCACGAATCAGACCGACCCTGCGGTCTCCTACATCGGCTGGCACACGCTGCAAACGGGCAACGCGAACAACAACCTTGAGATCCACGACCGACTGCTTCATTTCGGTGGACTGGTAGGCAACGTCACCACCGGGCAGAACACAACGAGCTGTGATCTAACTGTGACTGCACCGGCCGCAGAGCGCCTGGGCGATGTAGATTACTCCGATTTGTCCTGGTGGTTGGAGTGGTACACCGCGACAGGCGCAACGGCTTCCAACGCTACCGTTAACGTCACGTATGGCGACGGCACTACCGGCAACCTTACCGCCATCGCCATCGGCGGCACAGCGATGCCTGCAGGCCGGATGACTCCGCTGCATACGCTGGTGACCAACGGCAAGTTCATCCGTGGCGTGAACAGCGTCACCCTGTCTGCTTCGACAGGTACGGCAGGCAACTTCGGCATCACCTGCACAAGGCACCGCACCGAGATGTCCACAGAAGCCGTAGCCAACAAAACGGCGCTATTCACCTATGCGCAACTCGGCTTCCCCAAGATTCGCAACGATGCATGCTTGATGGGATTGATGCTTTGCACGGCCACTTCAACCGGAACGGTAAAGGGGCGCGGCAAGCTCCTTCACGGATAAGCCATGCAGAGAGATAACTTTCAGCACGATCTGGACGAAGGCGCATGGATAGGCGATGAGTTCGCCTGGGATGCGCCCGATTCTGCCTTGGTCCTTGAAGACGACCTGTTCACCGTCTCTGCGGGCGCTGCCGCGTTGGCGGGTGATGCCGCAGTGCTGGCCGCTGCCACGGGCGCGCTGTCATCTGCAATACAACTCAACGCCGATGCCGTCGCGCTGGCCACGGCGACCGGCGCGCTCGATGCTGCGATCAGGCTCAATGCCGATGCGGTTGCGCAGGCTACAGCCGCCGCCGATCTGACGGTCGGCGGATCTGCTGCCGAACTGGCCGGTGCCGCTGTTGCGGTGTCTGCGGCCACCGGCGCTCTCACTACTGCCATCAAGCTGTATGCCGATTCCATCGCACAAGCCAATGCCAGCGCCGCGCTGACATCTGGCATCTCGCTCGGCGGCGCAGCTATCGCCAGCGTTGGCGCATCGGGCGACCTGTCCGCGCAGATCTCGCTGTCCGGGGCCGCCATCGCGCTGGTCACCGTCAACGGACAACTTACCGCACAGATAACGCTGGGCGGCGGTGCGCTGGCGCAGGCCGTGGCCGCTGCCGGGCTGACCAGCGCTATCCCGCTGGCGGGCGATGCATCGGCCCAAGCCAGCGCCAGCGGCGCTTTCACCGGCCCTGCCGCGCAACTGGAAGGCGCTGCGCAAGCGCAGGCCAGCGCCGCCGCGATCCTCACCACGCAGATCCACTTGACTGGCCCAGCCGCCGCATTGGTTGGTGCCGCCGGTGAGCTGACGGCCCGCATCGCGCTGAGCGCCGATGCCCTGGCGCAGGCGCTGGCCAGCGGCAGCCTGACCGTCTTCATGCTGATGCACCCGGTGCGCCTCAGCGGGGCTGTGGCGCGCATCGCGGCCCTGTCGGCTGGCATTGCACGACTCGCCTCGATCACGCCGTCTGTGGGCCGCACAAGCAGCCACAGCGCGCAGGCGCTGCGCTTGTGGACGTTGAGCGATTCACTCAGCCGTGTGGCAAGCCTGACTGCGGAGGTGGCGCATGGCTAATTGGCTGGTAGGCGAGATGGGGCGCATATCGATGCAGGTGAAGGATATGGCGGGCGCGGCTGCCGACCCCGCCACGGCGACGCTGAAGGTAAAGACACCCGCCGGTGTCACCACGAATTACACCTACCCCGGCACCGTAACCCGGCTGGGTGTCGGCTCGTTCCAGTGCGATGTGGCGCTGACCGAGAAGGGCACCTGGAAGTATCGCTGGGAGACGGATGCGCCTTATCAGGGCGCGTGCCAGGGCGAACTGTCTGTGTCACCGAGCAACCTTTAAGGATCCACAGTGAGACCAGCAGATAGAGCACAGGAAATCGAGGCGGACGAGTGGGAGGCCCGCCAGAAGCAGGCAATCATGCCCACACCCACAGTTGCATCGGCAGAGTTTTGCACGGATCCGCATTGCGGGGAGCCGATACCGGAAAAGCGGCGCGAGGCTATCCCTGGTGTGCAGTTCTGCGCGGAGTGCCAGGAACGGAATGAACGATTGAAGAAATTGAAAGGCAGATATGCAAGTGCAGATTGAATTGTGGCAACTGATCACCGGCATTGCATCGTGCATTGTGGCCTTTGCCTTGGTGGTGTGGGCATTCGGGACGATTCTGGTGAAACAGTTCAAGGCGCTGCTGGACCAGCGTTTTACATCGATCAACTCCGATCTGACCAAGCGCGCGGCCGAAGACATCAAAGTGGCCGAACAACTGCGCCAGTTTGAAAAGGATTTTTCAGCCTTCCAAATCAGCTTGCCGGTGCTGTATGTCAGGCGCGAAGACTACATACGTGGGCAGACGGTGATCGAATCCAAGCTGGATGCGCTGTACAGCAAACTTGAGGTGGTTCAAATACAGGGGGCAAGAAAAAATGATTGACCAAGAAAAAGTCCGCCGCGAGACCATGCGCTGGCTCGTTATCCTGACGTTGTACAACGCTAGCCCAGTCGGTGCATACGAGGAATTGATCCTGGCCACCGTGCAGGGCATGTTTCCAGATGCCACAGCGCTCGAAGTGCGGCGCGTGCTGGACTATCTCTCCGACCGCGAGCTGGTGTTGCTGGATAAGCAACCGTCAGGTCGCTGGTTCGCCGACCTGACGCGTTACGGAACGGATTTGGCTGAATATACGGTCGAGTGCGATCCGGGCATCGCACGCCCGAAGAAATACTGGGGCGGCTGATATGCCACCACGTTCCAAGATCAAGCAACTACCGACCGAGGTTAAGGCGTGGCTTGACCGCGCGCTGGTGCAAGGCAATTTCTCGGGGTACGAACTGCTGGAGCAGGAGCTGGCCGGGCGCGGCTTTGTGATCGGCAAGTCCAGCATCAACCGCTACGGGCAAGAGTTCGAGCAGCGCATGCGTGCGCTCAAGCTGGCCACCGAGCAGGCCAAGGCGATATCAGAATCGGTACCGGACGATGAAGGCTCGATGAACGATGCCTTGATCCGCCTAGTGCAGCAAAAGGCGTTCGAGACTTTACTAAAAATGGAAGAAGGCGCACCGATGAAGGAGATCGGCCTCATGGTCGCACGCCTTTCCAACGCTACGGTGAAGCAGAAACAATGGGCCACAGAGGTGCGCGCCAAGGCTGAGTCGGCGGCATCTGCCGTCGAGAAGATCGCCAAGAAGGGCGGCCTGTCCGCCTCGGCGGTCAAAGAGATCAGGAGCCGGATCCTTGGCATCCCCAGTTAAAACCGTTCCGGTCGGTCTCCCCAGTGATGCGGCGCGCAAGGACGCGCCGCCTCCCGCTTTATTGCCCTATCAGCAGCGATGGATCGCCGACGACAGCCCGCTGAAGATCGGCGAGAAGTCGCGCCGCGTCGGCTGGACATGGGGCGAGGCTGCCGACGACGTGCTGATCGCGGCACGGGAAGAGCTCAGCTCCAACGTGTTCTACATAGGTCCCACGCAGGACATGGCGCTGGAATACATCGAGGCATGCGCCATGTGGGCGCGCGCCTTCGACTATGCCGCCTCGGAGATCGAGGAAGGCATCTTCGTCGACGGCGACAAGGAGATTAAAACCTACAAGATCGACTTCCCTGCCACCGGCCGCCGCATCGTGGCGCTCAGCTCTCGCCCCACCAACCTGCGCGGCAAGCAGGGCGTGATTGTTATCGACGAGGCCGCGTTCCACAACGATCTGGCCGCGCTGCTAAAGGCAGCGATGGCTATGCTGCTGTGGGGCGACAAGGTGCGCATCTTCTCGACCCACGACGGCCAGGACAACCCGTTCAACGAACTCATCCAGGAAGTGCGCGCCGGCAAGCGCAAGGGCAGCGTGCACCGCATCACCTTCCGCGAGGCGGTCGAGCAAGGGCTGTATCAGCGTGTGTGCCTGCGGCGCGGTATCGACTGGACCGCAGAAGGCGAAGCGGCCTGGGTGGCCGATGCTTATGCGTTCTATGGCGACGACGCAGCAGAAGAGCTGGACGTGGTGCCGTCTCAATCGGGCGGTGCTTACCTGACGATGGGCCTGATCGAGGCGCGCATGAACCCGGATACGCCGCTGGTGCGCGGCAAGTGGACATCGGAGTTTGCCTACCTGCCGGACGGCGAGCGCTATGCCGAGGTGGCGGCTTGGTGCGAAGAACACCTGAAACCGGTGCTGGATGCGCTCAATATCGATCTGGCGCACGGCTTTGGCGAGGATTTCGCGCGCTCTGGCGACTTGACCACCTTTGACATCATGGAAGAAGGCCGCGATCTGACCATCCGCGTGCGCGGGCAGATCGAGCTGGCAAATTGTCCGTTTACCCAGCAGGAACAGATCGTTTTCTACATTCTCAGCCGTCTGCCGCGCTTCAGATCGGCTGCTTTTGATGCCCGCGGAAACGGTCAATACCTGGCGGAACGTGCTGCACAGAAATTCGGCCAGGCACGCATCGAGCAGGTGATGCTGAGCGATTCGTTCTACCTGGCGAACATGCCGCGCTTCAAGGCTGCCCTGCAGGACGGAACACTGGACGATATCCCCAAGGATGTTCAGGTTCGGGATGATCTACGGGCGCTGAAACTGATCGACGGCGTGCCAAAACTTCCGAAATCGAAGACCCAAAAGGGAGACGGTCCGCAGTTACAGCGCCACGGCGACTCGGCGATCAGCCTCTTCCTTGGACACTATGCGATGAAGCGCGAGGTGGCTCCAATCGAATACCAGAGCGTGCCGAAGCGCACCGATGACAATTACAGCGGGAGAAGAGCATGGTAACCACATCAACAATACTGGACGCATCGGGCAACCCGATCAAGCGCGCGGAGCTGGTCGAGCCGCAAACCTCGAAGCTGGCGCAGTTGCACCGTGAATTCGCCAGCCATCCATCGCGCGGTTTAACGCCGCTCAAGCTGGCGCGCATCCTTGGGGATGCCGAGCAAGGCGACATCCGTGCACAGCACGATTTGTTCATTGATATGGAAGAGAAGGACACCCACATATTCGCCGAGATGGGCAAGCGCAAGCGTGCGCTGCTCACGGTGGACTGGGACATCGTGCCGCCGCGAGATGCCAGCGCAGCCGAGAAGAAACTGGCTGGTTACGCCAAGGAGTTGCTGCAGGATGTGCCGAACTTCGAGGATGTGATTCTCGATGCACTGGACGGTATCGGCCACGGCTTCAGTTGCCAGGAGATTGAGTGGGAACGTCTCGGCAGCGAGTGGGTGCCGAAGGAGATCACGCATCGCCCGCAAAGCTGGTTCCAGACTGACCGCGAGACGCGCACGCAGATACGACTGCGCGATAATTCGCTGGATGGACAAGCGCTGCAACCGTTCGGTTGGATCACCCACACGCACAAGGCCAAGAGTGGCTATATCGCGCGCTGCGGCCTGCACCGCACGCTGTCGTGGCCGTATCTGTTCAAGAATTACTCGGTTGGTGATCTGGCGGAGTTCTTGGAGATCTACGGCCTGCCGCTGCGACTCGGTACCTATCAGTCCGGTGCATCCGATGATGAGAAAGCCACGCTGCTGCGCGCGGTAATGAGCATCGGCCACGATGCTGCCGGCATCATCCCCGAAGGCATGATGATCGACTTTAAAGAAGCAGCTAAAGGCAGTGAAGGCCCATTCATGGCGATGGTTGAGTGGTGCGAGAAGAGCCAGAGCAAGGCCATCCTCGGCGGCACGCTCACCAGCCAGGCTGACGGTAAAAGCAGCACCAATGCCCTGGGTAACGTGCACAACGAAGTGCGTCACGACTTGATGGAGTCGGACGGCATCCAGCTCGGCGGCACGCTGACGCGCGACCTGGTGTATCCGCTGCTGGCTCTTAATAAAGGCGGTGTGGATGACCGCCGCCGCTTGCCGCGCTTCAAGTTTATGTTCGATGACTCCGAGGATCTCGGCGTGCTGGCTGAGTCACTGCCAAAGCTGGTCGGTATCGGTATGCGCATCCCGGTTGAGTGGGCACACGAGCGTGCTGGTATTCCTCAGGCCGAGGAAGGCGCGGCGGTGCTTGGAGCGGAAAAACCAGAACCCAGCAAGGGCGCGCTAAAAAATAATTTAGCTGCTCTCACTTCTCAGGATGGCGTTGATCTTGACGTCGAATCTGCTGCCGCTTGGGATGCGGTGATGGCACACGTCGATGACCTGGTGGGTAAGGCGGACAGCATGAACTCCTTGCAGGAGGCGATGTTGACCGCCTATGGCGATCTGCCACTGGAGGATCTGCGCAAGATCATGGCGCAGGGTTTTCAGTTGGCCGCGCTGGCCGGTATGGCGGACGTTCAATACGGTAAGTAAACGTGCCGAATTATCCGCCTTTCCGCCAGACTTTCGCCGAGCAGCTCGACTTCTTTCGGAATAAGCTCAACCTTCCCACCGAGGCGTGGGACGACATCGAGCGCGCAGCGCATGATCGCGCCTTCATCGTGGCTGGTGCGCAGGGTGGTGATCTACTGTATGACCTGCGGGCCGCCGTGGATAAGGCGATCAATGAAGGCACCGGACTGGAGCAGTTCCGCAAGGATTTCAGGCAGCTCGTGTCCAAGCACGGATGGACCGGATGGACCGGCGAAGGCACCAAGGGCGGCGAGGCTTGGCGCACCAAGGTGATTTACCAGACCAACATGGCGACTAGCTATTCAGCCGGCCGCTGGAAGCAGCTCACCAATCCGGAGCTGCTCAAGGTGATGCCGTACTGGCAATACCACCACATGGATGGCCTGCTGTACCCGCGCCCACTGCATGAAAGCTGGGACGGCCTGGTGCTGCATTGGACGCATCCTTTCTGGAAAACACACTTTCCGATCAACGGCTGGGGTTGCCATTGCTGGGTGACAGCGGTGACCAAAGAGAAATACATGCTGGCCATCGCCAACGGAAAAGGCCAGCCGCCAGAAGGATGGGATGCTATCGACCCAAAAACGGGCGTGCAGGTCGGGATCGACAAGGGTTTCGACTACGCACCGGGTGCTGGAATAGATACCTCACTGCGCCAAGTCATCCAGGATAAGCTGATCACCTATCCATCCGCGATCACCAAGGCGCTGACGCGCGACGTGAACCGTTACATCAATGCATCACAGGGCGCTTCCTCATTCGCTGGTGAGGTAATGGCTGACCATTCACGCACCGATCCGCTGTGGCTGGGTTTCGTCGAGAATTACGACCGGTTGCAGGAGATAACGCAGATCGATACCAAGGGCTACATGGTTTTATTGCCCGCCGAAGCACCACGCCACATCGAGACCAGCCACGGGCATGATGGAGGAGACCAGCGTCCATCTGCTCCTGATGATTACATACATGTTTGGCAGGTACTTGCCGAATATGATCGGCTGGAGATGAGCGACAAGTCATCGGTGCACGGGCAACCAATGATTATTGTGTGGAAACGGATCGGGGATGAGGTGTATCGCTGTGTGTTTGAGGTGAGGCCGGGGAAGAACAACCGCGCGCTGGCGCTGTGGTCGCTGGTGATCAAACTGATGTGAAGCAGGCGGGGACTGATGTTGTGCTTGCGCACCCTCCAGCCTAGAACGTCCGAAACGTAACCGCCTATGGGTGAAGGATAGCACCATATGTTCAATTTTGAAATAACCGAATCCAACGCGGTCGAGGCATTCAACCGCCTGATCTCCCTGGGCGAAGACCCCAGCGGCGTGTTGATGGGTATCGGTGAGGTGGCGACGGAGTTCACCAAGCAGCGCTTCGTTGAGAGCGCCGACCCTTACGGCACCCCTTGGGAACCGAACGCAGACGCCACGTTGCGCAATGTGCTGCATGGCAGCCAAAAGAACTTCACAAAGAAGGGAAATGTATCCGCTCGGGGTGAATTGGTGCTGGCAGGTAAGAAGCCTCTAATCGGCGATTCAAAGACCCTGTCCACCCAGTTTCACTCTACCGTACTGGGCGAAAGTGTCAGCGTTACATCAATTGCCGTGCAAGCCGCCATGCAGCATTTCGGCGGGACCAAGGCCGAGTTCCCGCATCTGTGGGGCGATATCCCTGCGCGGTCTTATTTCCCTGATCCTGAGCGCGGTCTGCCCGAAGAGTTGAGCCAGGATATTCTTGGCGTTCTTCGTATCGCCCTCCAAAATGCAGTTGATGGATCTTAAATTTTTCTGCTCGTTTTTTGTTTTACCAGCTTAAAGTTATTTTTATATCTCATCCCACTTAGTCCCGTTTCTTTTCACCTCATCCCATATTTATCTCAGTTTTCCCCCTGTATTTATCTCACTCCGGTTCAGCCCCCGGTGCGCCGCCCCTGCGGGGTTCCCTCGATATTTCACAAACAAGCGGGGCTGCGCAACTCGCCCTAGCGGGGCACACAAAACGTGCCCCACCGCGGAGCTCGAACAGTGCTCGCCTAAACCTCCGCTTGTTTGTGAAATATCGAGGCGGCGCACAGGGGAGGGAAAGTCAAAACCTAAAACCACAGGGTGAGCACTTCGTGCCCACCCTACTTGGCTATTCAATTGATGTCGAATGTATCTGCCAAGCTTGCAACGAATCTGGCCTTGTCTCCATATTCGTTCGCGAGCTCCTGAAAATGATGGATAAGACTTTGTTTAACGTCAGTTGGCATTTGCTGCAATTCATTTGCTAACTGCTCCATGGCTGCAACAGCAGCGTCAGGATTCAATGTGTTCGCATTTGAGAACTCTAAGAAGACGGCAATATCAATGATGGCTTTTGCTAAATGCTTATTAACCAT